CCTGCTCGTCCTTGGGGTGATAGAGGGTGACAGGGCGACCATCCCAGGAGGAGACAAACTTACCGAGCTCCTCAGCTGGGTAGAAGATATCATTCATAACTCCTTCAACCGCCATCACCACTGGGGCAACCTTGTAAGCCGTGCCCTCTAGGACCTCCTCCCGAACGAGATCAGGATCGATGTTAGCCGCCAGGACCACCGCACCATTTGCCTTGGGCTTGGACTTGTCCTTCCAGGACTGGTAACAGACAGCAACAGCCTGGTCCTTGTCCTTGTACTCGTCCCCTATGGCACCCATACAACGACTGATGAAGTCCTTCTCCTTCTCACCCTTCTTGGGTTTTGGAATTGGCATGGTTATTTCTCCTTTGGCTCAAACTGAATGCCGTTGTCTCCCGAGTAAGGATCGGTGTGGAAGTTATTGCCATATGCAATCTCATTTGGAATCCCGTTAGGAAAAGCCAAGCAATAATAAATTTGCCCAGTTTCCTCAGCTTTTGGGTCCTCTAAAATTACTCCAAGAAAATTCTTGCACTCTCTTATTTCACACTTACAACGAATCCTCATCGGTCTAAAACTTTCTTAAAAAATTTCTCGACTTGGTCTGGTAACCTCTTTCTGTTACCAGTTCCATACTCCTCATTCACATAGATTGCAAATGATTCAGCGAAACCTTCCGAGTGGTTAGTGGCTGCATAGGGAGATATCAAAGTCGTTATTGGATTATTAGCAGTTTGTCTTCGCCTATCCTCTGTAACAATGCCGCCAAGAGAAGAAAAAATACTCTCCCACTCCTGCTTCATTTCTTTTGATATAAAATCGTGAAGAAAATGCCCAAACTCATGCCTTAGAATAGATATTCCATTATAAGGATCTCCTGCATCTCCTCTCCCAACGCTATAGGGACCAGGACCCTTGTGAAAATCCTTATATCTGGTGGAAAGGCTAATAGAACCTACAGAATACAAACCACTTGCATTAGAAACTAAGGCTGCTGGAAGTGTGTCTCCTGGATAAAAATCTAGACTCCTTGTTACATACCCGGAAACCTGTCTGTCTAAATTCTCAAGCACCACTCTCAACCCAGGATAACGATTAAATAAACCCACTAAATCTTCTCCACATCCGTTTACAGCTTTCTGAAATACCTCTTTATTCACTCGATGATTAGCAATTGAATGAAACCCAAACTCCTTAAATTTAGCCAAGCACCAGTCTTCACTAAACTTTTCAGGAGGATTCCAAGTTAGCTTTTTCAGCTCAGCCTTCTTCTCCAGCAGCTTCTTCTCCCGCTCATCCAGATCCTCAATAGCAGACTTGCAGACCTTCCTGGCAGCAGCAGTGGCCTTAGCAGGCATCCCCTGGACAGCCGGTATGTATGGCAACAAGGCACATCTGCAGTTCGGCTCGCCTATCAGTGCATAGGCTTCTTCCTTGGTGTATACCCCCATGTCCCTGTCTAGGTGCTTCTCTCGGACCCTGCTATCGTGGGTAGCTTTCCACTGTACCAGCACCACCTCTCCGGTGGTCTTCTCAGCGGAATAGTACTCATTCAGTGCAGCCTGGGCGTGGACATTGATGACCTCGGTCCTGGCTATGAGTCTGCCCCTGGTAGCGCCAATGGCCTCAATCCTGTCCCCGATCCTCTCCCCGATGTCCCTAGGATTCAGACCCTCCATGATCCCCTTGGCCAGCTCCCTACTGATCTGCTGATCCATCGCTGCAGTGACACCCTTGAGCTCATCGAACACCCTGGTGTAGGCCAAAGCCAGTCTATCGGCATGAAAGGGCTGATGTAGTAGTGCTGAGATTGCCGCACCGGTAGACTTGAAGGAAGGAGGAAGGGGAACCTTCAAACCCATACCAGCCGCAATCTCAGCACTCCGGGAAGCTATGTTCGTCCGGGCATATTCCAGGCCACGCTGGTAGGCCGAGCGAACATATAGGTTAGACCAAGGCTCGCCCTCAGGCCGTAGGGTGCCCGGTCGTTGGATGATCTCCAGTAGACTTCTGGATTCCATCTCCTTCAGCCACGCCATGAACGCCTCAACCTTCTGCTGACTGTACCGATAAGCAAACTTCCTGGGCTCTGGGACAGGCAGATCTTCCTGAACCTGTAGGAAGTGCTCCTGCTCCTTTAAGCCAAACACATCCTGCTCGACTATGGCCTTCAGCACCACTGACTTCAGAGCCTTGATCCGTCTGTTCCAGTCCGCAACCCACTTATTCCTAAGAGTCAGGGTGCGGGTTGGATCTGAGGCGACCGAGTTCAGCAGTAAGGCTCTGTAATCAGTCATTTGCTTTCCCAGAGGGCCGCTTCCAGCTCTCGTCTTCTCACCAGGCCACCCAATTTAATCTTGGCCTTGGTCTTTCGGTCTCGTCCAAACACCCACCTCCTGAGTTGATCGGGAACAGCGCTATAATCTCCCTGGTTCAGAAGCTTGAGCAGGGTGCTGGAGATGAAGTTCAAAGCACCTACATTGAATGCGAAGGACACCAGAGCCGAGAACTGGTTCTCATTAAGAGGGACCTGAACATGGTCCTCAACTATCTTGGAAAAATAGGCCAGATCCTCCTCCAGCCCTTCCTGGGCTTCGGCCTCAGTGCAGACCATCCCAAGATAGATGTCCCTGGTGTGGCCCCAGCCTATGGTCGGGACTCCTGATGGACACAGGTAAGATCGGGAACGGAAGCCCTCGCACTTCTTGATTAGGTCTATCCCACGGGGACTAATCTTCATTTAGCTCTTCCTCAAACCCCTGGGACACGATGAGAACCTCCTCGCACCTGCTGGCTAACTCCTTCAGGTTGCTGTACAGCCCCAGGAGCACTTTGTCTTCAGGCTCTGGGATATCCCTGAAATCTATCCCATCTGACCATCCATCCCGACAAAGGGACTTGGATGCTGGATTTCCGTTATCCATAAGGTAGTCGCACAGGGACTTCCAGCCCGTATTTGTTCCCAAATCTCCTACGTATCCGTTTGAATCATAGGCATAGTAGGACATCAGTCACTCCTCCTTGAGCTTTCGCTTGAGAGCATTGCCATACGAGTTTATCGTTCCCAGCCTCTCCATGCTTCCCAAGCGAAAGCTCCCGACTCCCTTGGAATAATACACCACATCGCTCCGGTTGTCAAACACCACTGTGTGCATCTTCAGCTTATTCTTAGAGGCGAAATCTATCTTCCTCTCTCGGCACTCCTTGCGCATGGTGATCTTGTCATGCTTTCCGACCAGGATGGTCTTGACCTCAAAAGCATGAGCCGTAGTCATTACATCAAAAGGCTCGTTGTCTGGGAGGTGCTTGGCCTTGATGCGCTTGGCCAGGTCCCTCTCGTTCTTGATTGCGGCACGTTGCATCTCCCTGGTAGCAGTAACGTGAGAAGCTTTTGCCCGCTTGGCTTTTTCCGAAAGGCCTGCTCCCTTTTCCCTGAACTTCCCAGCCTTTCCCCTGGGGTGTTCAACCTCTGAGAACGGTTTTCCTGCCTTACCTACAGCAGATTTCTTCCCTGTTTTCTTGTGGACGAAAGGACCTAACTCACCCTCTGTTCTTCCTTCCCCATCGACGGCTGCAGCTGCCTCCTTCATCCCCTCGTACTCAAGCTCCCACAGTTCCTCGCGCATCCCCCGAATCTTATCAACAACCTCCGGATCTAGCATCAGGATGGTCTCAAGGAATACATCTGGGGGCAGTATTTCCTGGGCGGTGGAGGCTGAGGCATAGCTGGCCAGCGCCGAGGATAGATTTGTCGCTATCTTTGACTGGGCTTCCTCTCCTATAGACTGATTGGCAGTCCAGACAACATCATACCCGCCAGCAGGCTTAGGAAGGATACCCAGATCTATCCAGATATCGATCAGCTTTCTCAGGACCATGGGCTCTGCCCAGTTCATCTGGCGTTCCTCGACCCTACTGTTCCAAGCAGTCTCATCCTGGGTGCTGGCCAGCTCTCCTCTCTCGCTACCGACCAAGATTCTTTTCGGAATGCCGGTAGTTCCTGCGATGAGCTCCAACAGCATCTCCTTGATGGACGATGGGTCTCCCAGCTGGGGGGCAAGCATCGTTGCGGTCATCCCCTGGGTAGACAGCCACCTCTTGTAGCCGTGTATGAATGACTCTATCTTGTCCTGGGTGTCATCGTCATCCAGCGAGTCTATGGTAGCTTCCTTATCGGCATTCAGCATCAGCAGAGGCGGACTTTGCTGGAAGAAGGACTCAGCTGAGGAGCCGTGGACTTTCTCCAGATCCAGGAGATAGTTCAACACCGGTTCCAGACAAGGAGTACCTTCTGAGTCACAATCAAACTGGTCCTCTGCTACGTGCAAGGTTCTGGTGTGATGGACCAGAACAGACCGAGTGGCTGGTCTTGCCGATGAACTCCCAGAAGAAGCTACCTCGAAAGTTATCTGGTATATCTTTGGGAGTCCATACCTCGGGGAGGAGTAGTCATCTTCCCAGGAATTCACCTGGATCTTGTTCTGGCCGTAAGCCTGGAGGTACAGTATCGGGGGAGTCTTACCTGAGAGAACACCGACAGGCTCCGCCAGGTCTTCCTGCCGTTTGGCATCGCTGTAGCCCATGAAAAGCAGCGAGAAGGTCCCAAGTCGGGCCAATCTATCTGCCCGCTCCAGGTAATGGAACAGGTTCAAAGCCCCAACCAGAGTCTTCCACGCCTCTTCAAATGGAGACAGACCTTTTGGATCACCAGCTTTGTCAATCTCGGAGACAACGGGGGCAGAGTGCCATGTTGCCTGAGGATAAGCAACCACAATCCTTCGGGCAATTCCTCCACGCTTGTACAAATGCTCATAGTAGTCCCAGTCAAGAGACACCGGCCAGCCGAATATCTCGTAATGCTTCCTGCCTCCACCAAATGTAGTCCCGACCTTACTCATAAGTTCAGAGCGGGACCTTAGGAGCAGGTCTGGGACCGAGTTCCTGATTAGGCCGATGATATCTCTCCAGTTTGCCATCAGCTAAAGCTCCACATTTGTGATATTCTTCAGAGCTTACCTCCTTGCAGGCCCCGATCTCCTCCCGCCATTGGCGGGTATCCTCATCATGAAAAATAGCTTACCCAACCAGACGGATGAACTATCTTGCCGATGCAGAGCCCTTCCTCACGAAAGTAACTGTTCTTGAGTGCCAACTTGAGTATATCTGTTACTCCACGTTCCGTCTTGGCGCTGCCATAACGAAAACATCGTCCATCTGACCAGCCGAGAT